AAATGCCACTCGAAATGAAAAGGGTAAAATTCTTGAATTTATCAACAAAGAGATAAATGATGATACTTAGTCCTAAACAAAAGGTGGTTATACGTCTTAGCGATGCGCGCCTAAATATCTTGGAGGGCAGCGTGCGGTCGTCAAAGACTGTGGCCTTTATATGGAGATGGATTAAATACATCGGAGGTGCTCCGCCAGGTGATTTACTTATGGTGGGAAAAAGTATGGGTTCATTGTATCGTAATATGGTACGCCCAATGCAAGATTTGTTAGGTGATCAGATGCACTATTCGCCTGGGAAACATGAGGTTGATTTATGGGACAGGAAGATTTTTTGTTTTGGTGCGTATGATGAAGGAAGTGAGGGGACGCTTCGCGGAATGACTGCTGCTGGAGCTCTTGGGGATGAATTAACATTATGGCCAAAATCTTTTTTCATGACCATGCTGGCGCGGTTATCGGTAAAAGGCGCGCAGTTTTTCGGCACGACCAACCCCGATTCTCCTTATCACTATATTAAAACAGATTTCCTTGATCGTAGTGATCTTAATTTATATCAAGAACATTTTGTTATTGACGATAATCCTTTTCTTGATTTTCAATATGTTGCGGACCTAAAAAAAGAATACGTGGGTCTTTGGTATAAACGCTTTATCGAGGGATTGTGGGTCCAGGCCGAGGGTGCGGTATATGATTTCTTTGATGAGGCAATTCATACCAGAGATATTTTCAATCTACCACGCGCGCAGGAGTACGGGATTGCGGTGGATTATGGCACGGACAATCCTACTTGCTTTTTACTTTTTGGTGAAAGGCAAAGTAATATTATCACGGTACCAAAAATGCCAAAGTGCTGGGCCATAAAGGAGTATTATTACGATTCGAAGATAACTAATCGGCAAAAGACCGACGAGGAATACGCGGATGACTTTATCATTTTTATGGGGGATAAGGACATCGCAAATATCTATATAGATCCCTCTGCTTTATCTTTTATAACGGCGTTAAAAAGAAAAGGAGTGATCAATATACGTGAAACCAATAACTCGGTTTTAGATGGCATTAGGACGCAGGCCGCAATGCTCAAAAATGGGGACTATATCGTAGGTAAACCATGCCGGCAAACTATAAAAGATTATGGGGCGTATTGTTGGGATGTACGCGCGCAAAAGAAAGGGGAGGATAAGCCATTAAAACAAAACGATCATTCTAAAGACCCGGAAAGATATTACCTTTACAATAGGTATGGTCTCAAAAAACTTAACTATGAAAGGTTGACGCAATGGTAGAACAAGATAAGTATTTTAAAACAAATGTACGAGATTGTCCGAGGTGCGGACATGACCACAAGGCGTTGACGTTTAAAAGGTTTACACGAGCAGCAGATAAGTATACTCATTTTTGTATCTGTCCGCAAAATCACGAACCAATTTTGGGGCATAAACTCATTATAGCTAAAGGTGAGTAGTATGACCGAAAATCAATTTTGGACCGTAATGTTAGGCGTAGCGGCGGGAATGATTATACTCTGTGTTGTAGCCATGGTAATCCAATTAGAATAAACAGAAAGATGAGGGCTAAATGATAAAAAAATTAATCGAATGGTATGTAGATACGTGGAAAGAGATGACGACTTATCAGAAATGGTTTTTGTTTCCATTATTGCTAATTTTTTTTCCCGTAGTGCTAATGACTTTATTAGTGAATGAGAGGGACTAACATGAGTAACCTTATTCTTCCAAAAGATCCAATGCGTGAGCAGTTCGAAGCGATGCATCAACGTATAACGGTATTGTCCGAACAAGTAAATTATTTACTTAGGACATTGTATCGGGAAAATTCTAACCATGAGGTTTTCCAGCGCAACCCTGCTTTACGAGAAGAAACAAAGAAAGCTGTTGAATTGGAGCATGAGCATTTACGGATGGTTAAAGAAACAGTGGAAACACCAGAATTTACTCGAGAACAAATTAAACGACTTAACGCGGAGATGAATAAATGAGTGAAATAACCATAAAAGAAAAAGTTGTTCAACAAGCAACACAGTTAGTGATAATGGGGCAACAGGTGAATTTTTTGCTTCGGGAACTTTACAAATCAAAACCCGATCACGAAATATTCATTAAAAATATAAATTTAGCGGTGACCGTGAAAGCGGCCGTCGATACGGAGGTAAAAAATGCAAAAGCAAAAGAATCAACAAACCCCTGATCTACGTAATGATGGATGGGCTAATTTACTTACAGGAATTGGGATTAAGGGTAGGGATAAGACAGCGCACACAATGTATATAGCGGACGCTCGTCTTGAATATCACGATCTAACGCAGATGTACCGCGGTGATGGACTTGCCCGTCGAATTATTGATCTTCCGGTACATGATATGTATCGGCAATGGTTTACTCTTGAAGGTGACACTGATGGTATTGTTAATAAATATCTTCGGAAACTTAATGCTAAAAAAAGTCTTAAACGAGCGCAACGTTTCGGTTATCTTTACGGAGGCGCCCTTGCTATTATGGGAATTAATGACGGTGGTCGTTATTGGGAACCAGTAAAAGAAAACAAAATAAAATCCATCGAACATATTCATGTTTTTGATCGCTGGAGGGTGACGTTAAATACGGCCGATCTTTATGTAGATCCTGATCTTGATAAATATGGAAAACCGGAGTACTATAATATCGTCCCTATTTATGGTGCGCCGTTCCGTGTCCATGAAAGTAGGGTACTACGATTTGAAGGTGTTGACGTTGCGGACCAAATGCGAATACAAAACCAAGGATGGGGTGATTCGGTGCTGCAATCTGTTTATAATCGCCTCCGCGGGTTAGGTGAGTCGTACCTAAACATTGAAAATATTCTTGATGAATTTATTCTCGGTGTGTTAACAATTGATAACCTCCAGGAATTAATTGCATCTGGCAAAGAAGCCTTGATACAAAAGCGTCTCACTCAGATTGATTTATCGAAGCATATTATTAATTCTATCCTCGTTGATAAAGAAGAAAAATTTGAAAGACATTCAACAACGACAACAGGATTAAAAGAATTGATGGATGTTTTAATTGAGGGAGTGTCTGCTGGAACGGGGATCCCGGTTTGTTTACTAATGGGACGCAGTGTTGGAGGACTTGGCTCGGAGGATGCCTCCCTTGTTAGGTTATACTATGATAAAATATCCGCGCAGCAAGAAGAAGATTTACTTCCGCAATTGGAACAGTTAATTCGTTATATTAATATTGCGCAGAATAACGTTCTCGGCGATCAATGGGAGGTTTGTTTTAGTCCTCTTTGGCAACCGACGCAGAAAGATGCAGTAGCGACCAAACTCGTACAGGCGCAAGCGGACGAAATTTACATGCAAAATGGAGCTTTGCTCCCCGAAGAAGTCGCGCTTGCCCGATTTGGTGGGGATCACTATTCGGATGATATGGTACTTTCTCCAGCACACCAAGCGGAACTTGAACAATATAAACAAATGCCAGACAATACTGAAGCATTAATCGCAGATGTAAATCGTGAAAAGGAAAATGCGATTAGTGATCCTGCGGATCGACTTGGAGTAAATAAAACCACCGATCTTAAAACGATGGCGTTAGGTTTTCCAAAAGAAAGTTCTAAAATCGCCGGTTCCGCTCCGATGCAAGGAACCGTTCAAGATGTCATAGCAAAAAAACAGGAATAAAATAAATATGTCACATAATCCTTTTTCACAGCGCGCGCGAATAATGCGCCAGCATAAACGTCAAGGAGCAAAACCATTTAAAAAAGCTCCACGGTGGCTTTATCCGATGGCTATCGAAATAAAGTACAAATTATTTTTACTTTCTTTTATAAAGCGATTAGAAACGCATGTCAGGCGGATTCTATTGCCCGTATTACCTGGGATTATTGCGGATTCAAATATGCTGCAACGAGTAGACGCCTGGGGAGAAGAGCTTGAAAGTGTTATGGAGGGACTATCAATTTCGTTTGATAAAGAATTAAGTGATGACGCTTTACAGGCATTTATGCAAACGATTACCGAAAGAACAAACTTATGGAACACTACGCAACTTCATTCCCTTGTAAAAACAGTGATGGGAGTAGAACATTATGCCTATGAACCTTGGCTTAATAGTCACATGAAATCGTTTGTAACCGAGAACATTGGATTGATTAAGAAACTTAAAGAAGAGACTTACCAAAATATCAATCACATCGTGCAAAGTGGAGTACGCGGAGGTGATTCTTATAAAACTATAGGCAAGGAAATTTTAGGAACTGATCTGGAACCAGGGCAATTTACAAAAACAGCAGATCGGGCGCGATTAATTGCTCGTGACCAAATTGGAAAGTTTAACGGTGAGTTGACTAGCATACGCCAAAAGTCAATCGGCATATCTGAATATTATTGGCGTACTGCCGGAGACGAACGCGTACGTGATTCGCATGATGCACTTAATGGTATGCTTTGTAAATGGGACGATGATACTGTCTATTCAGACGATGATGGTGAAACATGGAAACCACGTACATCGGAGATGTTTGAAGGAAATCCGGGGGACGATTATCAATGCCGGTGTTGGGCCGAAGCTAAATTTACCGAACCATCTTCTAATGATGAGGAGGCAATTGATGAATCCGAGTGAAATTTTAAGTTTACTTTTAATAACGCTAAAAAAATACATGTGCAGGGAATCATTTACCGGTAAGATAATCTTTACCATACATTGTCGAGAAGGCAGAGCTGCAAAGTGCACTTCTGATGTTCAAGAAAATTTCACCAAAATTTTCATAGAAAATAATGGTTGCGTAATTGATAAAAAATAAATTTTTATTGTACTTTTTATAAAATACATATTATATTATAGTCGTGCAAGAGTAGCGCGATAATATCAACCCTCTTGCATGAGTAACAATCATAGCTTGGTGGACGCGCGATAATATCAACCCCGCCATGGTTTGTCTGATTGGCCTGAAGCCTTTTCAAGACGAAACATGGTGGGGTTTTTTATTTTAAGTTGTTATAAACGCATTTTAAGCATGTTTTAACGCATTGGAGCGTTGACATGTGCACTACTAAGGCTTAGTTCGATCAAATGCGTCTATCGTGCCTTGGATTTATCTAAGAATGACTATGGACTTTTTATTTAATATACCTGACGAAGAGCTGCTTAACCTTGCCGAGAACATACGCCTACGAGAAGAGGCAAAGATTAAAGTGCAAGAGGATAAAGTTATTAAGCAAGAAATTGCGTATATGACAAGAGAAGTCCCTGTTTCATCGATCTGCAAAAGGAATTGAGTATGGATGAAGTAATTCGATACGACCGTTCGTCAATAGGAAAAACATTTAAAACGTCTAATGGTTTTTTACGTACTGATGCCGTCATTACACGTACGGGAATTTTTAAATATAAAAATCCAGATGGAACGATACGCCGGGAACTTCGCCGACCAGAAGAGGTATTTAAACAAGATGCACTTGATTCAATTAAGATGATACCTGTTACAAATAATCATCCATATTTAGTTTCGGGCGATGAGAATGATAAAATGGTTACTACCGTGAACGCTGGAAAATATCAAGTTGGATTTACAGGGGAGACTGTTCGAAAGGATGGCGAAAATGTACGGACCACCTTAACGATTACCGATCCGGTCGCAATCGAAGCAATCGAGCACCAAGGACGAAATAAACTATCTTTGGGTTACAAAACGAAATTAATAATGGTTCCTGGAATTTATAATGGTGACGCGTACGATTGTGAACAGACTGAAATCCGCAGTAACCATCTCGCTATTGTTGATATTCCTCGCGCCGGTGATGTCGCTAAAATTGAGCTTGATTCCGCTGATATTGATATTATTGACCCTGTTAAACCTGTTCCACTTGAAAAGGAGGCTACAATGCCTAAAGTAAATTTGGATGGTATTGAGTATGAGGCTCTTCCCGAGGTTGCGAATGCACTGACGAAAGCGTTGAAATCCGCTGCGGATTTGCAAACGAAGCTTGATGGTATGGCAAAAGGTATTGACAAAATCAATGCCGACGCCGATACTCTTAAAGCGGAAAACGTGACTCTTAAAGCGCGTGATATTAGTAAAGAAATTTCCGATGGCGTCATTGCCCGGCTTGCTCTTGAGCGCATGGCCGCGGTTTGTTTGGATTCCGAAGATAGTCTTTCTTCCTCCAGCGACGCGGAGATCAAGACCATGGTTATCGAGAAAGTGTTCCCCGAAATCAAACTTGACGGGAAATCGTCCGATTATGTCAATGCTTGTTTTGATAATGCAGTTGCTTTGATTGTAAAGAACGATGATGGCGCCGCGATGCGGGAGCAGCGTAAACAATCAGGCAGTGAAGGTATTAATAATGATGGTAAAGCGGATGATCCTCGGTCCGCTTATGTAGATCGTTTGGTTCACGCGTATCAAGTAAAAAAGTAATCATTTACAAATAATATAAACATTTACAAGGAGTAAACATGCAGTTAGCTTATAATAGCAACATGGGGATCGCGAATCCCGGTATGATAGCGGACGCTGCTTTCGATATGATCGAAAGTTTTCAAGCATACGAAGTAATTAATATCGGCGTAGGTATCATCAAACGCGTCGGTAGTGATTACCAAGGGCGTTTACCGCGAGCCAACAAAGCAAAATTGGTTTTTTCCGGTGACTTTTCCGGGACTGATGCCTTTGTTATATCAGTTAATGGTACGTCCATATCGTCAACCGTATATGGTTCCAGCCATCTCGCGACGGTGAACGCGGCGCTTGTAAAACTCAATGCTTTGACGGCGATCGTTTTGCTTGCATATATTGATACTACCGATATCACAAACCGGACCATCTATATCACGACGCTCGATGGACTCGATAGTGTCGTGACGTATACTGCTTCGGTTGGTTCAATCACCGGAACTGTAACGAAAGGAAGCGCGGACGTGCTGGAAGGTGTATCGGTTAGCACGATGGCAAAAGAGGAAACTCTTGGGACACTGTTGGTGCAATTCGCCGTCGGCGAAGCGATACCGACCATGCGTAAAGGTAAAATTTATGTTTTCCCGACAACGTCCGTCGCGTCAGGTGACGCCGTATATTGCCGTTTCTACGTGGACGGTACGGGACTTATGCTTGCCGGCTCTTTCGGAAATGTAAATACCGATGGTTTATCTTTTATAGTGACGGATGCGATATGGAAGACGACCGCGGTTGCGGGTGCGCCGGCAATCCTTGAAATCAATCGGCCTTAATTCGGACAAATAAACAATACATAAACCCTCACAGGAGTTATAAAATGAAAGAAGTAGTGCGAGCAGTAAATTTGGACGCGGGCGAGAGTATGTTTTTTGCCCGTCAGTTAGAGTACATTAAACAACAGTCATATGACATTCTTTACCCGGAGTATAAGGCGATAACAATGATTCCGGTTTCGACCGAAGCCGGTCCCGGTGCAGAATCGATTACCTATCGTGAGTTTGATACGGTAGGCATCATGAAGGTTATCAGCAATTATGCGGATGATCTTCCTCGGGCCGATGTACGTGGTAAAGAGTATACGACTCCCGTGCGATCAATCGGAGGATCATACGGTTATAACGTGCAAGAAATTCGTGCTGCCAGAATGGCTAATAAACCCCTGGAACTTCGCCGGGCCGAGGCGGCGCGTCGTGCGTATGAACAGATGGTCAATCGTATTGGTTGGTTCGCAAAATCGGATGATGGCATTTATGGAGGTCTTACGGGACTACTTTACAATGCGAACATCACCAAAGCGGACGCTAACACGGGCGATTGGGTTAACCCCGGTACGACCGCGGATCAAATCATATACGATTTCTCAACCGCCTTTTTTGCGATGGTATCATTGACAAAAGGCGTCGAGTGGCCAGATACGATTCTCATACCTCCGAAACAGTATGGACGTTTACGGACCTTGCCGCGGTCTACGATTTCCGATACCACCGTTATGACATTCTTGATGAATGCTCATCCGGAAATCAAACAGATCGAATGGGTCAATGAATTGTCCGGCATTTCCCCTAAACCGTCAACTCCGACGGCTATCGGCGCGGGCGGAACGCCTTATGCGTCAGGTTACAAAACAGATGCAATGGTAATGTACAAAAAAGATCCAATGAAATTGACGTATGAAATTCCGCAACCGTTTGAACAGTTCCCCGTTCAAGAGCGTGGACTTGAATACCTTATTCCGACGCATGCTCGGGTCGGCGGAGTTATATGCTACTATCCGCTATCGCTCGCGATCGTCGAAAAAATTGGGTCTGATACGTATCATTGATTAACAGGAGGGGTTTAGCCCTCCCTCGCTGGTGGGCCGAGGAAACAGTCCACTATATTTTTTATAATGTCAAAACATTTTTCACTTAGGAGGGCTACATGATAGTTTTACGAAAACAACCTTGCGTGCGAATAATTGGTGGAGTTACCTTTTTCCCAGGGCTTAACGGCGACGTACCTGAAAAAGTAATGAAGGAGATTTCTTTTCAACAAGAAGTTGAACTTGGTATAATGGAAATCTTATCAAAAGATAAGGGCTTTGTTGAGATCGAACAACCGAAGATTGATGACATTGATGAACAGATCGTCAGCGCCGTTCTTGCCTCTAAGTCGAATCAGGCGATTAAACTTGTTCGTAATACGCTCAAAATTAAAACCATTGAGGCACTCGCGGAGAGGGAAACTCGTCCTCCAGTACTTGCAGCTATTGAAGAGCAACGAAAATTACTTTTTGTTGAATTAAAGACCGAACCGAAAAAAGAAGAAGAGAAGTTTTAAAAGTGACTCCTTTACAAATTATATCACTGCGGGCCCCTCAATGGGCCGTCGATCCCCGTCTCTCCAGTACGCCGTCATTGATTGATTTGGCGACTGAACAGACGGGGACTATTTTTGCTGCGCAAACGGCGCTTGCTACTGCTTTACGTGTGCTTCATTGGTTCGCTCTTGAGGCACAAAGGGGAGGAACCCCAGGCAATGGTCAAAACGGAGGAATAGGAATTACTGGGAGACTTTCCAGTGAAACCGAAGGTGCCTTGTCTAAATCATTTGGTGATGGTGGTGCTAAAGCGTCACGATGGGCAGATTTACAATCTACGTCTTACGGTTGTGAATTAATTCAGCTAATTCGTTCTTGTGGAGTACTTCCGCGCACGCGGGCGATGGATTCAACGGGAACCGAAGAATCAGTGCTCCCTGGATTTTTTTCGAATACTTATGGACTATAGGAACAGCTTATGTTTCAAGGTTATATTTTACAAAATGGAATACGACACGACGGAGGTCCGGGTTCGGGACCGCAAGGAGGATCGCATATCGAACACAGTGCAACGGCTTTTATGCATCGCGCTGGAAAAGGTGAGGATATAGATAAATTAATGAAAGAAATAGCGGAGAAACATGGAATACGTCCCGAAAATCAACATATAATCCGCCGTACTTTGGAGCATATGCAGAATATGGATAAGGTTATGGGACTTCGAAAATTAGGATTAGCGTCATAATGGCTATTTCACAACGTATAGTGGATCATGGTTATGCCGCTGTAATGTCTGAAATTAAAAAAGCAGATCACCTATATGTAAAGGTTGGTTTTCCTGTCGAAGGAGAACTGGCAGCGGGCGATGCAAAAGATATATCGGAAATAAATTTAATTGCAGCAGTGCAAGAGTTTGGGTCCGAAAAACGTAATGTTCCCGAGCGGTCTTTTATACGTGCAACATTTGATAGTGAATATGAAAATCTTCAGCGGTTTAAAGAACATGAATATTTACAAATTGTACAAGGAAAACAAACAGCATTAATGGCAATTGGACAAATAGGCGAGTGGTTGACTAATAAAACAAAAGGATATATTAGAAATATTATTCCTCCACCTCTTAAAGAGGCAACAAAGAAAAGAAAAGGTCGTGGTGGAGATTCGGCAGTGCCTTTAATTGATACCGGACAAATGATAAATACTATTCAATGGGTTATAACTGAAGTGAAATCATGAGTAATCTTTTTCGTAAATCTTTGGTGTATAATCGACTCGCTCCAGGATCATTTGTTTTAGGACGATGGGTAGAAGGTGCGGCAACTCTGTCAACATTTATGGCATCGGTGCAACCGACTACTCCGCATGACGTTCTATTTCTTGATATAGCGCGACGAGAAAGAAAGTCATATACGCTCTATACTGATACTAAGTTGATTGCATTGACGGCTGGAACGACTAATCCGGATCGTGTTACGATTAACGATGAGATTTACGAAGTGGATATTGAAGCTCCATGGCAAAATAATGTCATCAGTCACTATAAATTTATCATCACCTTAATGCAGGCGATCGAGGTATAATTATGATTAATCAAACAAAGTTTCAAGGATATATTTTGTCAAGTGGTATCCGACATGATGGCGGATCAGGCTCCGGTAATTTTGGTCATGCTGGAAGACCTGGAGAGCAGGGCGGATCAGGGGAAAGTGGTGGTGATGGTGGT